CCTGAATCCTCTTCATTGAAGTAGAAGCCAGTTTGACAGAGCCGTAGTCAGCCTGCCCGCAACGGTCAAGGACCGCGTTGAACAAGTCATAACACTCGACTCCCTGGTGGGCGTCATATCGACTCTCGTCCATTTCCAAAAGTGTCACATCTTCGTCGCCAAATTGGTCCCTCCAAGAGCCAATTTCTTCAGCATTCATGCCGGCTGTGTATGTGATCGTGTAGTCTTTGTTCCACAGCTCCTTGAGCTGCGACGACACTTGGTGGACGAAAGGTCCGAATGATACGTTTAACCTATCTTCGTTGGCCTGAATTGCCCGAGGGTCAAAATCCTCGGGTTCTAAGCCACCTTTCATGGTCAATTCGCGCTTGACGAATTGTTTGCGCTTAAAGTCACCTTTATGCAATGGAACCGTCTTTAACGATTCCCACGCGATCTCTTGCGTTCTGCGTCGACCTTTGACGAAACGGTCATTCCACTTCTTGAAATCACCGTCTAGGTCAGTACCATCAATCGGAGAGAACCTAACTCTCTCTCGGATGGCCCACAGTTTCACGAAATTCCACAGATCAGTTTCTGGGGTTTCCACCTCCATCAGGGCCCTGTTGGCCAAGCTGACGGCCTCGTTGTTGATTGAGGCGTAAGGAACTACGGGTATGTAGTTTGAAAAAGTAGTGCAGATTGGGTAGAATTGAGGTTTCTCCTCAATTTTCTCTCTGTCTACCCGCGCAAGAGTTGACCCCGTGCGGATATTCGACAAACGTTTCTCACTTTCTGTGCCTGGTAATCCATTCGGCCACGCTTTAGCGGCATCGAAGGTTGGTCCTGGCTGTGAGGATCGGTCGCGTTGATATGAGTCAACCGTGACGCTGCCAACATTATTGACAACGACATCTCCTGGCATTGCTTCGGAGACTGTCATGTTTTTACCGCAAAACGGCAACCAGTCGAATGCGCTTTCGAAAGGTGACAGGGACATTACTCTATCCAACTGCTCGTAGAGTTTGGTTTTGTTTGGCCTGCACAGTCTGTTAAAAACTGTGATTTCATCCTCCAAACATAGCAAAAATGCCATGGCGGAACCATAAATGCAGCAATCAAGACGCATGGAGTTTGGGATTGAAATTTTCTCGGACCTAACCAAGGTTTGCATGGCGTTGAGGCATTTTTTTGAGACCGGCTTTGTCGCGGGAAATCCCGACCATCTTGATGGCGACTTGCTCGACTAAACCCTTTGGGAGTAGGACGAACTTGTCCGTTTCATTGCTCAACCACATATAACCACCGAAACTGCGAATTTTGGAAGTTCGCACTTTCATCACTTCCAACATCGGTTTGAAAGTGGTCTCATCCCCTAGGGACAAAACACCGGACACATTGCCGTGGTGGTCATTGCGACGTAAACTGGACAACAAAGACATTGGCATGTCAGTGTCAATCACAATTTTGCCGACGCAGTCAGCGGGTACTACCGCGAACTTGTACGTCCAGCTGTCGCCAATAGGCCTTCCCTCCCAACATATAGCTCGGTTGCCATA